AGATTTAACTATATCTTTAACTCCAGATACAGCGCTTTTAACACCTTTAGTAACTGATTTAACCAAACTCCCTAAACCATATTGTTGTCTAGGCATAGCATTCATAATGCCTCCACCCATACGTAACTGACGTTCCATTAATGATCTGTTTATTGCCATATTTTAAATATATTTATACTGTTGAGCAGGCTAAGATTCCTGTAAATACTATACTTTATTTGATTTTTTTGTTAACGTCAACACGTTTTAAGCCGGTCAACATATCATAAAATCTACCACAATACTCATGATCTCCTATATGAGATATATGGTCCATTACATATACATATACTTTACCACCAATATCTGTCCACCTTTGACAGAATCCAAAATCTTCTCCAAAATACCTTTTAGTTTCTGGGTCATGTAATGTATCAAATAGGTTAAAAAAGTTTTCTTTTGCAACTTCTTTACCATTAATAACAGTTGGTTGATATATTTGTAATTCAGGATGTTTTGCTATTAATTTTTCTATTACATTTCTTTTAATTAACATACAGCCTGTTGGAGCATGAGTTACTTCCATAACTCCTTTGTCTACTATTAGTTCATTTTTACCAATTTTAATTGGGTACATATACCCTGAAGATAATAGATCTTTTTCTGATTTAACCATATCTGTTTCTTTTATCTTCTTCCACATCTTATCTGTTTCAAACATTTTCATTGGATATGGACATGCAATAATATCTTTATCTGCTTCAATCATTTTAAATATAGTCTCACTTTTAAATGAAATATCTGAATCTATAAATAGTAAGTAATCGTAATTGTCAGTATGATTTAAAAATTCAGCTACACATAAGTTTCTACCTTGTGTAACTAATGATGATTTTAGTAAACTAAAACTAACCATTATATTTTTTTTCATACATTCTAATTGAAATTTTAAAACTGCCTGAGTGTAGTGCATGGATACTTCACTATGACATGGGGTACATACCATTATTTTATAAGATGGTTTTGATTTACCTAGGTTAATTTCAGTTACGTTAGAATCTACTTTTTCTAATTTTTCTGTTTGGTAAGTATCTTTATTAGCGTTTGTATTTTTATTTTCACCAAACCAAATAGGTTCATTATTTTGCATTAATTGCTCCTTGTAAAAATCTAGTCCAACTTATTGATTTAACATTCCAATTATAAAATCTATTAACATAATCTCTTTGCATTTTTAAATGATCCTGGATGCCTGGTGCCTCAAGTGATTGTGCAGCAACTTCTATACCTTGTGCAAATTTTCTAGCTAAAGATTGATAGTTATTTGAGTATGGAATATACATTGGAAACTCTGCACCTGTTTCATATAAAGCACCAAAGTTTGTAGTCACACAATATAATCCTGCAGCCATCGCTTCTAGTAGTGATATACAAAAAGTCTCTTCCCAAATACTTGGATAAACAAATAGTCTATAATTTTTTAAATTTTCTTTTATGTATTCATTAGGTTTATAACCAATATAATTTACATTAGGTAGTTGTCTTGCTTGATCGTAAAGTGGTTTGTATTGATCATCTGTTTGATCATGAAAACCTTTACCATATACTTCAGTTGATGAATATACATCTAAACTTATTAATGGATTTTTAACTAATTGCATTGCACCTAACAAAACACTTAATCCTCTCCAAGGTGTACAGTGATGTATAATTTTTATAGGGTCACCTTTTTTATAAATAGTTGGTATGGGTTCAATAGTATCTACACCATTCTTAATTACTAAAGATCTCTCTAGTGGTATATCAAACATCATTCTAAATTTTTCGAAGTTCCAATTAGAATTAAATATATACCAATCATATTTATTGTGATTAGATTTATCTTTGAACCATGGAGCCAGATTCGGTTGATCATATGAATTTTTTTGCCAAAGAATATTTATTTTATCTTTAGCTAGTGGAATAGATTCTGGTACCGATGTACAGATCTGAAATTGATCTAATAGTTTTGAATCAACGTGTTTTCTTAAATATTCAAATTGAAGCTCAGTCCCGCCTCTAGGGTTTTGATTTATCATTTTTTTGATTCATTACTTTCTGAAATACTTGTAGACCTTTGTTAGTAACTTGCACTGTAACATCTTCTACAATGTCAGGTCCTTCTATTTTATCTTTTGATACTTCTCCTGTCTTAGTATTTCTATAGGTTGTTATAGTTGTACACTCTATTTTAGGTATGTCTTTATCCATTTTCTTGCGATCTATCTATCATAAGATAACTCACTTGTCCAGAGGCCTTGTCAGCAACACTGGCTTGTACTTTTAATACATCTCCTGCTTCCATATTGATAACATCTTTTGCAAAATTGTCTGTTGATTTATTTAAAGTGCTGTGTGCTATTTCAACATCAGATCCACCTGATTTTTTTAAAAATACTTCAAAGTCAACATTGGTATTATCTATTACACATGCCTGTACTGATTTTACAATAGCAATTGCTGATGTAGATATAGTTAACACAGTTGTTAAATTAGTTGTTGTTAAATCAAATATTTCGCTTTTATAAAAATTAGCCATTAACTTAAAAACCAGTTTTTCTGGTCTTCCTCATTTTTTAAATCTTGTTGGAAAGAAAAGTTTAACTCAGTTTTAATTGTATCAACCGCTCTAAGAATTTGTCTCTGATTTTCTACTTCGTATTCTTCTTTTGGTTCTGGTATGTATGAAGTTATTTTAGCCATTATCTTCTTCCATCTGGTTTAATATCTACTCTTAATGTTCCATAACGCCAAGTCTCACCTATAGCATCATTTTCTATTTTAATTGCAAGTAATCTTCCTCTAGCTCTAGTGTCTACTTTATCAGTAGAATTTGTAATTGTAAAGGGTCCAAGAGGTGAACTAGATGCTGTGTCACTCGGATAGTTGTTTAATAATAGTGTTACTTTTGAGTTACCAGTTAATACTTTGAAATCAGGTATAAATCTTTTCATAGACATAATAAATTCACCATCTCCTTTAAAATCAACTGTACCTGTTGCTTTTCCCATCATACCCATTCTAGCAGATATATCAAAATCTCCAGATTTTATAAAAGCATTAATAGATGTTGTACCACTACTATTAACTTGATCAGTTCCTACTTCATGTGCGTAATAAGTTGATGCTCCATATCTTGCTGTAATTCCTTGTATTGGAAAATTAGGTACAGCGCTATCATCGTATTCAGTTGCGTAAGGTACATCAAATACACCTGCATCAAAATAAGAAGTTCTAGCTAATGAAGAAGTCGTCCAAATTTGTTCTGCATAATTATAAGTTACACATCTATTAATTTGATCAACTCCTGATGTTGCATAAAACCAATTAACTTCATTATATAGAGTATTATGTTCTGCATAAACTACATCAGACGAATTATAATTAATACCTGGATTATTTCCTTGGGTTGTAAATACATAATCTTCAACTAAACAAGGTATCGCTTTTACTGTACCATCGTAAACAAAAAATCCACCTTCACCAGACATCCAAAATACAGCGCCATTAGAATAACTCAATGCATGTTGACCAATTAATCCACAATTTGTACCAACCTGTTTTACACTAAATGTAAATGGTGGACCCACATATTGAATTACATATGCAGAATTATCCGTTAATACTAATGTATAATCTTTACCAGATACAGCACCTACAATTTTATTACCTTTATCAACTCTAAATGTTCCTGCGGTGTTAGTTGCAGTTGGAGCATAGGTATTATAATCTTCTTGATTTGAAAATCTTATAAACATCGGATCTTGTGTTGATGGATCACCAATAGTTGTTTCTGTTCCAAAATGAAATACGTGTCTATCTCTATCCGATACTTGTGTTAATCTTGATGCAGTTGGTGCTCCTGACATAACAACTGCTCTAGTTGTTCTTGGATTTGATGCACCTGCATCCCATGTAAAAGTTCTGCCATCTCTAATTGTTGCAATTAATATTTGTCCGAAGTTATCTAAACTCCAGTTGCCTGGATCCAGAATCACGTTACTAGTTGTACGTTCCGTGCCCCAAGTTTCTGCGCCAAATTGATAAGTACCCCAACCATAACCAGCAGTTTGAAATGTTGGACCAACTACTACGTATGGAAGTATTTCTGCTGATCCTGTTCCAGAAGTCGTGCCTGCTGAATTAGACGGCATTGTAATATCAAATGAGTTTGCAGATGTATTAAATACTTCAAAAGTGTTATCTGTAAAATCTTCAACCGTATAACCTGATCCTGTTGGAATAGTCACTGAATCAAATGTAATATATCTACCATCCAATAAACCATGAGCAGTTTTATTAACTGTAACTGTAGCAGAACCGGTTGTTGCATCGAAGTCAGCTCCTGCAATCGCTGTATCTAAAGGGGTAATATCATAAAACTGTTCTCCATAATATAAAAATAAACCTTGTGATGTACCTATTGCTGTATACTTTTCACCTTGTAGAGATGTCCAAGCAAGTTGTGCTCTAGCTGCTCCAGGTAAAGTTTCACCAGAAACACTTAATTGGTTCCAACCACCTATTTTTTCAGGTAGTCCATATCGAAATCTAACAAAATCACCATCGACCCATTGAGACTCGGCTCCGGAATCTGTAGTCATCTTGTTAAAACCAGGCTTGAAATTTAATTTTTGTAGCATATAATCAACTATATATTAGTTTTTAATATATTGAAAGAAGCAAAGTTATGTCTTATGACCACAAAATATCAGATTTAAAGTATAGAATCAATGGATTAGTTCCTAAAAATCATTGTAAACAGTTAATAGATATATTTGAAAAATATCCTGAATTAAACGGATTAGAAAGTAGCTATAAATATAAAACTAAATCAAATGAATTAGATAATTTTAAATGTTTAAATCTGTCAAGAATAGATAATCCTAATGAAGATATACAATATGCTTTAAACACAGCAAAAAATTACATAAATATAATGGTAATTAATTATGTAGCCTACATTAAATCAAAAGGAATAAGTCCTACTTTTAATAATCATTTAATTAATTCCAGTCAAAATATAAGAATTCTTAAATATGAAGAAGGACAATGTATTAAAGATCATTGTGATGTTGATTATAGAACAAGAGCTTCTTGTACGTTAAATTTAAATGAAGATTATGAGGGTGGAGAATTTAGATTTTTTGATGGTCAGATAAAAGATAAATATAAAACGGGAGACGCTATGATATTTCCCGCAGAACCTATCTGGATACATGGTACTGAACCTATCACTAAAGGAACAAGGTACTCTATTAATTGTTTTTTACATAATAGCTAATGAAATTAGTATTTCACATACCTGATAAGTTATATTATATTCAAAACTTTTTAGATTATTCTACTTATAAACAATTACATTATGATGTATTTAGAAGTAAAAATGTTAATTTACATTCAGCTAAAAAACAATGGGATAAGAATTTATTAGAAGGACTTAAAAAATCTCCTGACCGATCAGACCTAGTTCCTGAATATGGTCCATTAAAAAAACTAAATATTCTTTTAAACACTAATCCATTTCATAAAGTTAATCACCAAATTAAAAAATTTGTATTACATTCTATGAAAGATAATGCTGGTATCAATTGGCATACTGACCCTCATACTCAATATGGAATTACTTATTATATAAACAGAAGATGGAATGTTAAATTTGGGGGAGAATTTTTGTTTATGCATGAAAAGGCTAATGGCTTTATACCTTTAGTAGGTAATTCAATAGTTATTCTTAAAACACCTTTAGC